CGGTATAGATTTTAAAAACTCCTGCCCAAACACATCATTGATTTTGGTTCTGTTTTTACTGTTTTTAAATCCACTAAGTGGAACACATTCTGCAGATTGACTTAGCCCGTGACAAAACGATTCGCCCCCGGCGCCTTGGTCATAATCAACAAACAAAAACGGCATTAAAGATTCCTGTAGATATCTAATAATAGATTAGGATTATACTGTCGACTATCAATATTAGTTAATTGGTTTACTACAATAGAGTCAACGCTTTCAAACATGATATTGCCTTGAGTATCAAATGCAATATCGTCGCTGACAATTTTTTGTGGAATTAGAGTAATCTCTCTAAGTTTATATGTATTTACAAAAGTTTCTTTGATGAATGTAGCTTCTTCGTAGCTAATGTCTACATCAAGATTAACACGTACATGCATGCCCGGATGCAGCATGGCATCGGTATTTTGTAGTACATCGCTTAGTTGATATACACGATATCTAGGTTGATCGGGCCAAGCATGATACTCAGGTGCTTTGCCCCATTCCATGATCATCATGCCACGTTCGTCGTCGCCGTTGTCGGCATAGTTATGCGGGAAACAGTTACCAATGTAGGTAATGTTGTTTGCTGTTTGGCGTTTATGGAAGTGTCCGGTAAACACATGCTCAAAGCCACCAAAGTCACCCCTAGCAATCTCACCGTGATCTGGCATCTGTACCATGGCATTCATATAGTATCCGGGTAACTCAAAGTGCCCAAACATATACTTGCCTTTTAGTTTTGGAATGCGCTTGTGGTCGTCGCCTACTAGCCAAGGGGCCACAACAACATCACCGTCGTGTAGCCAATCATTACAAATGACCACATTCGGTAAATGTTTAGCCCACTCCACACTTTGGACATCACGTTTGTCACGATAATATAAGTCATGATTACCAGGAATGAAAAACACACGATCGAAGTTATCGTTGAGATGTTCCAAAGCACGGAGACTATAGTTAAGAGTGACAATATTGATACTAGCACGATTGTTATGCCAATCTCCAAGAAAAAACGCTGTTTCACATCCTTCCTCCTTTGCTTTAGCAGTAAACCATTTAATGAAATTTAAACAGTCATCATTATGAGTTTGACTGTTACTTTTTAATCCAAAATGTATATCTGTGCAGACTGCTACTTTTTTAAATAAATTAGTCATCTTACTAGTTTATACTAATGTTAACAACAAAGTCAAACTTATTCGTCTACAAAATCTCCAGATGGCGCCCCACCACCGCCCCAACTGCCTTGTCCTTGGCGTGTATAACTTGGAGTTAGTCCATTCATTTCCAAGATATCGTCTCTAAGGTTTTGGTTACGCTTTTCAATATTGAGTACTCTAGTGAAGCTATTAGTGATAGCAGCAGTATAGTAAGCAAAAGGATTTTGGGATTTACTTTCATCAAACTGGAGTCCGATCTGTGATAATTGTAATAATGCTTGAGAGCGCATTTCGTCGTTGTAAGTATAACCACGCCAATTTGAGCGGGTAGCATAACGCTCACATAGTTTCATAAACATATGAGCTAACTTCTTAGTCATTGTTCCGTGCTCTTTACAGAATTCTCCAGTCTCCACATCACCTCGCCAGTGGCTTTTGCCTACACGGTATGGTTTACCTTCTTCATTTAACCGGTAATGCTGGAACGGGGGAAAATTAACCTTTGTGTACTTGGTAGGAGTAACGATTTCTATACCGTCGTCGTCATATTCTGTGATAACAGGTTCATCGTCATCTGTATTTGCTTTTTTCTTTTTACTAAGATCTGCTGGTATATGCTCCCAGGTCATTATTCTAAATACTACATCAGTGTCGGCAATCTTACTGGGCTTAATAGAAAAATCATCTAACCGAAGCTTTTCTGTTGTTGCAGCCTGTGCAGCATCGTATGCAGCTCTACCTAGTCTTTCTGCCCTAAGTTTACGCCCTTCAACAGTATTCTTTTTATTAATTTTATCTATACTGGGCAAGATAATGTCATAATACCCATCTTCAGGGGTTAAAAAACTACAGTAAGTACTCTTACTTTTATGTATTTCTTTAAGAATATCTCTGTTGTTTAGATAGTTGTGTTTCATTTCAATCCTTTAAATATGCAGTTAATTTAACAAATAAATAATAAAATAGCAAGAGGAATTTAACTATGGCAGGTTTTTTTGGATTAGGATTAGGCGGAGATCAACTCAGCGATCCTAAATATTATCAACCAATTGGAGGAGGAGCATACGTTGATCCACCTACTATTCCTATACCTGAACAAAGCAAATCAGGATCTAGTAGCTCAGATCCCGGGAATCCTACACAAACTAGATTAAGCCTAGCTGGACTACTACCTGGCGGATTGCCTGCACTTCCACTAAGTGGCATAAATCAAAGTTCCATTAAATTTGGATCAAGCTCAGGATCAAAAGATTGGCGTGTCAAAGTTAGTGTAGCCACCGGATCCGGAGTATTATATGATATGCCTAGTGCTGGTGTAATGGACCCAATCAAGAAAACAAATGGTGTGATTTTTCCGTACTCCCCTAGTTTAACTATTCAGCATCAAGCCAGATACAATACACAGCCGCTAACACATTCTAATTACAATAACTACTTCTACGAAGGAAGCGAAGTCCAAGCAATACAAATTAATGCTGATTTTACAGTACAAAACTCTGCAGAAGCAGCATATTTTTTAGGTGCAATATACTTCTTTAGAGCAGCAACTAAAATGTTTTACGGAGATTCAGGCAAGTATCAAGGTGCACCACCGCCAATTGTTTATTTAGATGGCTATGGTACACACTATTTACCGCATGTTCCGTGCGTAATAACTAGTTTCAGTCACACTATGCCCTCAGATGTAGATTATATAGAACTATCAAAAAGCGGTTCAGCGTCAGCACCTCCATCAATTGGTTCTGGTGCTAGTGGGTTCCCAATCAATTCATCTATTGGATCACCGTTGGTTACACCTGATAGCAATACTGCCGGCTCATCACAAACAAATACACGAATACCAACATTCAGTCAAATTACTGTTTCCTTCCAGCCAGTCTACAGTAGAACGTCACAACGGGCGTTTAACCTAGAAGCTTTTGCTCGAGGCGAACTAGTTACTAAAGGATATCTATAATGGCCAAGGTACAATACCGAACAACCAGTCCATATTTTCAAACTAGCACATATGGTAGTTTCTTAGATGTAATGACAAGCAGAACAATTACAAAAAATGCAGACGATGTTCTGTACGAAATTGACAGCGTATACGAGTATCGCCCGGACATGTTGGCATTTGACTTATACGGCGATAGTGCATTGTGGTGGGTGTTTGCCCAGCGTAATCCCAATGCACTCAAAGATCCTTTATTTGATTTCCGTGCTGGTCTACGGATCTATATTCCCAAGAAGACAACACTCCACCAAGACTTAGGAGTTTAATACATGGCCATAGTTGAAGAATTAACAGCCAAACTAGATCAATTAACACAGGACAAAAAAGCAGCAGCAGAAAATATCTCACGGATTGAACAACAATTTCAAGCAACATACGATCAAAATTTAAAAACCGGCGATGCTTTTAAAAATCCAGATGGAACATATAACACAGCAGCTCTTAGAGAAGCACGAAATGCATGGCGCACTGAAAAAGATGCTGCACTTGCAGCAGCAAATGATCAATTTAATGCCGCCGCAAATGCATACAATAGCACCAAAGCAGAATTAGATAGTCAACAAGCACAAACAGAGTCTGCAAAAGGTCAAACAGCCGAACAAAAAGCAAACAATGATATTCCAGCAACAACAACCGGTGCCGGACAAGGAAACAACAGTACAACACCAATTGCATCCAACGGTGAACAAACTTTAAGCGGCAGCGAAATTAGTAATTTAGAAACATCAAACGCAAATCAGCAGGCACCGGTTACTACAGCAACAGGCGATGAATCAAAATCATCTGAAATGATGAATTCGTCGTCACTGAGAGCCAAGATTGATAATGCAGGTAACCAGACTGGTACAGCTATTAGTGTTGGTAATGATAACAATAATACCAATACATCTGCAACATCTCAGAATATCCCGGGTAATTTTTTAACAAACAGATTACACGATTTTACTGGGTACACTTATAAGATTTCTTTGTTTTTATTAACTGCAGATGACTATCAAAGGTTAAGTGCTAAGCCAACAAACTTTTATCCAAAATGGACTATAATTAGTTCTGGTGGCGGAATTCCTGCAGATGCGCCAAAATCATCAACAATGTGGCACCCAGATTTTCAAGAAGATTTTTATTTTGATAATTTGACTATTAAAACTGTTGTGGGGTTAAATTCTAGAAGTAAAGGTAGTAACCTAATAGATATAAAATTTAGTATAATTGAACCATATGGCATGAGCCTATTAGATAGATTATTAAGTGCATGTCAAACAACATGTGATTCACCCAACTACATAGATCAACCATACTTGTTACAGGTAGACTTCTTAGCGAATCCAACAGAGGCAGATACCAATGGAATATCCGGTCATCTAATAGATAGAAAACGTGTAGCCATTAAATTCATGGAATTTAAAATTAAGCCTGGAGCCAACGGGACAACATATTCAATAACAGCCAGGCCATATAATCATGCAGCATTTGATCAAAGTGTAGCAGCAGCACCGGTAAATTTATCAGTTGAAGCAGCTACAGTAGGCGAATATTTTGACAGTAGAAAAGAACTAGAGCGTATTTTTGATAAATCTGCAGCTATCGAACAAGAACGAATAGAATCAGAAATTAACAAATTGCCCAAGATTGGGATAGCCTATGTTGGTGCGTCAGGAAAAGATGCTCAAGCAGAGTTAAACAGACAACAAGAACAACTACGGGCAAGTGCTTTCTATACTACTAAAAGTTACCCAGCGGCATACAATACCTACTATAAGAATGTTGCTTATCAAGAAGGAAGAACAGAAAATCCCTTGAGTCAAGTACTCTTTAATATTCATCCTGATATTGCAAATTCTCCAATAATTGATACAAATACAATGGACTCCAGTGACACTCCATTGAATGATATTAAAGGTAGCGCAACGGCTGGTACCGCTGCCGGTACTAATAAAGATTTTAAAACTAAGAGTGTTTTTCAAGTGTTAGCAGGCACAGACATTGTTACGTTAATAGACCGAGTAATATCGTCAAGTAAGTATGTAAAAGATCAAATTGAGAAAGCAAAAACTGCAGACGAACAAAAGTCCCAACAAGATACTACTAGCAATAATCAGGATGCTAGAAGCAAACAAAATGATAAAAATGATAAAGATGCACAAAAATATCAGTCCACTAAGTGGTACAAAGTTACTCCAACAGTGACATTGGGGCTGTATGATAAGAAAGCCAAAGCATATAGCAAAGTGATCACTTATTCTATATTGCCCTATCAGACCGGAAACTTTTATCACCCTGACTTTAAACAAACTAAAGTAACAAACAAAAAATGTATTAGGACTTACAATTATTATTACACCGGATTAAATCAAGATATCTTACAATTAGATGTAGATTTTGATGCAACGTTTGTAACAGGGATTACTACTTTTGCCAAGCAGCTTGAAAGAAGAAACACACATAATGGGTCAGACGAAGTCATCGACAATAGTGCACCTAGCCTAGACACCAAGCCCAGCTGGTTACCAAAAAGAATTGTAGTTACACCATCGGACGGGCAAATGACCGGACAAAAAGGTAAAACCCCCGAAGATGCAATTGTAGGTAGTGTTGCAAGAAGTCTTTATAGCAATTACCCCAGGGGCGATATGCTAAACATAAAAATGAGAATTGTTGGTGATCCCGCATTTATAAAGCAAGATGATATGTTATATCAACCTACATCAAAAGACTATAAACCAATGGCTTATGCAAGTTCAAGTACCGCTCCCCCAATTAATGTTAACACAGGACAAATAATTTTTGATAGTGAAGAAGTATACGTACAACTAATAGTCAAAGGCGTTATTGATATTGATGATACAATTGGCATCACAAATAAATCCATTACATTGTCAAACGGACAAACTACCAATGGATCATTTAGCGGTGTGTATAGAGTACAGACAGTTACATCAGAATTCACTAAAGGTAAGTTTGAGCAAATAGTAGATTTGATACGTGTACCTGATGATTTAGTTGAAATAGAAAATGCACCAAAAACTTCAGTTACAACGCAGAGTGTGGCTAGTACCACTGCCGATGTTGGATTGCCAGGAATAGTAGCAGGTCCAGTTAACATAGCCAATATAAAACCTGACAATGTACCTGATGTACCTCAGAATCTTAAAGACATTGCAAGTGGACCAATATCAAATCCTATACCAGGTATTCAAATTCAAGGACGTCCTTTCCAGGATCAGGTTCCTAGTGATGCATATCCTACTAACGTAAATAATACACCGTTTACAATATAAAGGAAAACATGACAGACCGGAGAGCAGGCAATAAACTACCAAATTGGGCAACGCGAGAGAGTACGCCAGGCATACGAGTTGACTCTGGTCCCCATATGGGCATTGTAAAAAACAACTCGGATCCAGCACGACTTGGCAGACTACAAGTATGGATCCCTGATCTTGGTGGAGAAGAAACAGAACCCGGTAACTGGTACACAGTTGGATATGCAAGCCCTTACTTTGGATCAACTCCGGGATTGCCCGGAGCACCTGATCAAACCAGATACGGCTACGAAAAACAAACGTATGGATTTTGGGCAGTTCCTCCGGATATAGGCAACTTTGTATTGATTACTTTTGTAATGGGAGATCCCACTAGAGGCTATTGGTTTGCATGTATACCAAACACACCGGTTACTCACATGGTTCCGGGTATTAGCAGGGCAGTTAACGCCAATAAAACATTAACTGATGATCCAGCGATTAAAGGTAGAGTAGATGTCACTACAGACTTTTTACCTGTCACTGAACTTAATACAAACGATGCAAAAAGAGATAGTGATCCAAATTTTGTAACACTACCCAAGACTGCTCATATTTTTCAGGCCAATGTTGTTCTTAATCAAGGACTTGAAACCGATTACATAAGAGGAACAATAACTAGCAGCAGTCAACGAGACACGCCCAGTCAAGTATTTGGTATTAGCACACCGGGTCGATCATATCCAGATACTGCCTTAGATTTTCCCAATATTGATGATCTACTAAAATCTGGTCAGCTACCTATAGCCACATTACAAAGTTTAGCTGCTCGCAAAGGCGGACATACATTTGTAATGGACGACGGTGATATCAAAGGAGTTGATAATTTAGTTAGATTACGAACAGCCGGTGGCCATACTCTTCTAATGAATGACACTGAAGATATCTTTTATATAATTAACAAGTCAGGCAATGCTTGGGTGGAACTAACAAAAAATGGAAGTATTAATGTTTACGGGAATGAAGATCTAAACATACGAACAAAGCGTAATTTAAATTTACATGCTGATGCTAACGTTAATATACATTCTGGGAATACACTAAAGTTATTCGCCGAAAATAACATCAAAATACAAACACAAACGTATCAAACTATTGCCTTAAAGGATTACCAGTTAAATGCAGGAAAGGTGGGCGTAATAAGCGACACAGAACTGTCTTTAAAATCTACTACTGGCGGATGGTTAACGTCAGCTGACTTAGTTTTAAAAGGCAGAAAGATATATCTAAATTCAGTTAAGCCAAAAGCACCAACAGTAATTCCCCATTTTGAGTTTTATCAGCAGCTAACAACAGAATACGATAACACCAAGAAAAAATGGAAAGTGGCAAAAGATAGATTTGAAAGTATCTGCCCATTTACTCCTACACATGAGCCTTGGAGTCGAATAACTGGCGAATTAAAGTTAATTAGTGGCAAGGTTGTATTAGCAACTACCCAAACCCCGAGTATTAAATGATGACTACAGGTATAGCAAAAGCAGCAAGCACCCCTCTAATAGATAAAGCACCTAGAACTTTGCTTTCAGATGTTGATGCTCCATATGGCTCAACAATGACAAAAATTAATGATAATATTCCTACATTAACAAAGTTTGAAACTAAATGCCTAATGATACAATTAGCATACATGGAAAGCCAATCTAATTTGGCAGCAGTAACAGCAAACAAATTTGGAAAATATCAAGCGACAGATTACTTACTACAAAAGTATGAATATAGAGATACCAATGGATGGACCGGACTAGATGGAGTTGATACTGACGATGTATTCTTAGCAAGCTCTAAGATACAAGATAAAATTATGCAGCGATTCTTAGAAGAAAGTTATCCAGTTCTCATAAGCGCAGGCGCAATACAGGAAAATGATACCAAAGACGTTGTAGCCGGTATGTTAGCAGTAGCATATCAATTTCAAGATGCAGAAAATCCTGATGTTATTAAACTAGATCGTATTTCTAACAGCGTTCTAGACTCAATTAAAACAGAAGTAAACAGTAACTATACTGCAGTTAAAACTAAAATTTGGAGAGATACTGGAGATCAAGTTGATAGCAGTGGTCGCCCCGGCGGAATATACTTTAATGCCGGACGATATGCAGTACAAAATTTAGCAGCAGATGTGCCGGTAGCATAAGGTAAATAGGATTATGGCAAACAAATATCGCGGATTTAGTACAATTGACCAAGTCAAAAAATTTAGATTAACTGATCTAGAATTAGTTAAGAGAGATTTATTGAACCATTTTGCCATTCGCAAAGGCGAAAAGCTAATGCAACCAAACTTTGGCTCAATTATTTGGAATATGTTATACGAGCCATTGACTCCAGATGTTCAAGCAATAATTACTGCAGACATTAAAAGAATTGTTGATTATGACCCAAGACTAAATGTTGACGGAGTCCTAGTAAACGAGCTAGACAGCGGACTACAAATACAAATAGATCTAACATATTTGCCGGGAAACTATTCTGACAGGATGATTTTACAATTTGATAGTCAGACTCGAACACTAACACGATCATAATATACCCAGTTTTTTAAATCGATAAATACTAAACAATAGGTATAGTTATGGCGATTACTACTAGACAAACCAGTTTATTGGTCCAACAAGATTGGACCAAAATCTATCAAACGTTCCGTGAGGCTGACTTCCAGAGCTTTGATTACGAAACACTACGTAAATCAATGATAGAGTACTTACGTACTTACTATCCTGAAGATTTTAACGACTTCACTGAAAGTTCTGAATATATTGCATTAATTGATCTTATTGCATTTTTAGGACAAAGCTTGGCGTTCCGCACAGATTTAAACGCCAGAGAAAACTTCATTGAC